GGAAAACCATCCTTCGCCACGCGGACAAAACCAGCAAAGTGCTCCTCGTAACCACCGGCGGCAAGAATATCGGAGACTTTTTCGGAAGCAACACAGTCAGCGGTCACGCCCTGATACGTCACGCTGTCGGCCTGCATGTAGCCGAGCGCCGTGTTCATGGCTGCCGCAGTGATGTCTCTCCATTCCGACATTAGAGCAACGGTTCTTTCGAGCGTTTAACTGGCTTTGGTGCTTCGATTTCAACAACCGGCGTGGCCTTGATTGTGCGGAATAAATCCGGGCGCGGGTTAATCACCAACTCGATTTTTCCCGGTGTACTGTGCGCCTTGTAAAACCGGCGCGCTTCTTCGGGGTTGGTGGAAGTGTAGATGACACGCGGGCCGCACCCGGCGTCTTCGAGAACTAAGGAAACTTTCATCTGTGATAATCGGATGAAGCAAAGGCTCCGCCCCGTTAAGAGCGGAGCCTCTGCTGGTTGGGAGGATTAAGCAGTGATGACGCGGACGCCCATTGCAGTCCCCACGCTCACGCCCCAGATGCAGGACACGTTGATACAGGTCTTGCCCAAAGCGCGGTCATAGAACATGCGGAAAGTGATCGGCAGCCCGAGGTCAGGCACCACCACTTCCGCAATCTGGATCGAGTCCTGCAACGCGGCTTCAGGGTTGACGCGGCGAGCGGCCATGATCAGCGCGGACGAGTGGCAAGCAAACGCGCCCAGGTTCTGGCTGTTGTTGTCACACAGGTCGGACTGGTAAACGTCCAGACCAGACACGCGAGGCACGATGCCGTCGGCCTTGTCAGGCGTGATGCCGGGGATTTCCGCACTGTTCAGGGTCTTCAGCAAAGCGCCGTAGAAGTCGGGGTTGCAGATGAAGCTGCGGCCGATCTTCGGAGCCTTGAGCGTGCCGGTAAGCGTGGTGCTCAAGTCGATCAAATCGGAGCGGTCGAAGTTTGCCGCGGTCGAGGTGATCGAGCTCGTGAAGTTGCTGCTGGTCACCAAATTCCAGAGCTGTCCAAACATGTCGGCGCCCAAAGCCTGCACCATCGGCGCCAAGAAAAGGCGCTCGAAATTGATGGAGGACTGGAGAACCTCGATGTCGGTGAATCCGAGCGTCACGCCGCGGTGCTGGTCAAGCGTGATGGTCTTGGCGGTCGTGTCGCCGGCAACGGGAACGTACCCGGTGCTGGAAATACTAACAACCGAAGGCACGGTTGCGAAGCGGGTGGTCACTGAGGATCCCGCGGACGCGATGTCCGTAGAGAAATCTGTCGTGATGCCGCGCAATGGGGCCATCGCGTTCGTCAAAAACGGGAGGCTGGCTTGAGAAATTTGGTTTAGGAACAGTCCGGTAAGTGCCATAAAATAAAGGTGTTAGAAGTGTAGGTTAGAGTTGCATCGCTTTCTTGTTCGCGAGGTAGAAAGCGTTCCGCTCCGCGAAGCCAAGAGTGTTGTAGTGCGCCCAAAGTTCTTCTTTGGACTTCGGCGCGAAAACTTGTTCAGGCTGGATGGCCACGGGAGCGACGCCCAGGTTAGCCACAATGGCGTTCGCCTTTGCGGCAGCGTCGGCTTCGGCGGCTTTTACGGCGTCGAGCTGCTTGGCAAGTTCGAGCTTTTCGGCGTGCGACTTGTCCAGCGCCGCAGACAGGTCAGCGGACTGAGCTTTGAGCAGGTCAAATTGAGCGACCATCGCGGAATGTTCCGCGCTGAGTGCGTTAAGCGCGGCCACATCCGCCTGCGCGGCGGAAAGCGCGGCCAGCGCGTCGGTGAGGGTTGCAGGAGACTCCATACAACCAAGCAAGTCGGGACAAGGAAAAGCCCGCTCCGGGCATCAAACCGGAGCGGGCCACATGAACACAATGAACCCAATGAACGGCTAAAGCATAGCAAGGAGCGCCTGGTATGCAAGTTCCTGATTGCCTATTCCATCAATCAAATTTGCTGCCTTGGCTCGCGGTGCCAAATAAGCTGCGCCGGTCATGTACTCGTCGGCTACGCGGCGGTTGCGAAGCACGTTGTCGCGAAACTGTGCAAAACTGTCGTCCACGAGCTGTTGCAGGCTGGCGCGCTGCGCTGGCGTCAAGGACGGTCCCATGCCTGCGCCTTTGAGCGGGCCCGACGTGATCGGATCCCATTTAAGCCCTTCTTCCTCAAACATGCCAGACTGATCTGTCCACGGGATGATGGTGCCAATGCTGCCCCAGGTTGATCCGATTGAGCCGTACACTTTGTCGCATGAGACGGCGATGTTGTATGCAGCGCTGCAAGCCGTGTCGTCGGAATAGGCCACGATCGGCACTTTCAAAAACTGGATGAGATCCGTGATTTCGGAACAACCCGAGCAACTCCCGCCCGGGGAGTTTATTTCGAGGAGCACGCCGCGCACGTTGGCTTCCATGGCGGCTTCGAGATCCTCAGCGACCCACTCGTAATCCCACACGCCACAGCAGGCTTCGATGGCGCTGATTCCCTTAGCCAGCGTCCCCTCGATGCAGATGTGCGCAATTCCCTGCCCGTCAATCTCCATCGGTTCACGCTGGGATTTCATGCCCATCGGCATTTCGTACTCGTCCCCGTTCGCGCGCACCAGCCGCGCTTCCACGAGCTTGCGGACTGCCGCATAGCCGCCCGGAGTGATCAGCCACGGACGGTAAAAGACTTGCTCGATAACGCGTTGAAATTTCATTCAGTTGGCACGGTTGGCGGGTTGCCGTTGGGGGTCAACAATCCAAAGACTTCGCGAGAAAGCCCGGAGCGTTCTACCCGTTTCTTGATTTCCAGTTCCTCGCGCTCCACCTCGTCGAGGTGTTCCTCAAGGGTTTTGGATCCGGATGCCAGAATGTCGGTCATGCTGCGCATTCCGGCGCGGTAAGCCTCGATTGCGTCTCGGGAAGCGTAGCCCGAGTCCGCGGTAAGCCTAGCAGGCTCCGTGAATCGGAACTGATAGGCGCCGCCCCGGTCTTTGTCGGCGCCGGTGTAGGGCGGGAGGATCCCGAGCTCAACAAACTTGGCAACCGCGTAGGCGCACCGACGCTTGCAAAACGCAGCCAGGTAAGCGTGCCGCTCGGAGGTAATGCGGTTCACTTGCTCCAACACGATCCGAGCAGAAGCCCCGCCCAGCTTGCTCATGTCCCAGCCGAACTCGGGCGGCCATTGCGCGGCTAGAAGCGCGTTGCGAATCAGCCTTTCCTGCAATCGGTCTTGAGCTTCGGTCGGGATCTTTGCGTCGATCTGCTCGATCGCTTCACCGGCGTTTGCCTGTAAATACTCGATACGACCACCAGCCATCGGCGTAATGCGAAGTCCAGGCGGACAATGCGGCATCGCCGTGTCAGTCAACGCCTGATAGGCGTCGGAAGCATCGGCCATCCCCTGCTGGTTAGTGACAAGCAGTCCAATCTTTGCAGCCATCCGAGAGGCGGACTGGATGTCGTCTCCCAAGTCCTTGAGGGAAATCAAATCCCGAATAGCGGGAGCAAACGCCGAGATGCCACGCACTTGATCCACTTCCCGCGGATCCATCGTCAGCATGCATGACTGCACCGGGATGTCTCGGTCTTCGCTGCCGTCCTGCGGTTCTCCGAGCACTCGATAAGCCACGGCGCGGTTGGTCTTGGAAAGAATCACGCCGTTGTAGATCCGAAGCCCACGGTAACGTCCCTCGGTCAGAATGCCGTCTTCTCCACGGCTTCCGATCTGATGCCATGGGACTTGCTGAAGTTGTGGGTAACCGCTTTGTGCGGTCGTCAGGATCGTCAGCAAATCGCCTTCACGGTCGATTGCGGTGGACTCCAAGCGTAGACCTTCCCACCAGCTTTTGCCGTCGAGGTAGGCAATCTGGAACCAGTCCAGCAACACCGCTTCAGCCTGCTTGCCCCACTCCTTATCGGCGCCCACAAAGATCGGACGCATTGCCATCCCAACGGACAGCATTGACTTCTGGTCGATGGCGGCGTTGACAAGCCCGTTGTTCCAGTAAAGTTTGCGAGCAGCACTGTTCACCGTGCGCCACTCTCCGACCGTTAATTCACGGGAAATGCTCTGGGTGTGATTCCTCCACCACGGTTCTCCCCAGACTCCGCCTTCCACCAAGCGTTGCCGCCGGTAAGCGTCCCAGGCGGCTTGCGGTTTCGGCGTTCCAAAGCCCGCCAACTTTTTGATTCGATCGAAAAGGCTCATATGAAATACGCCTGAGTCCTGCGCACCGGG